GCAGCTCGAGTGCCTGGAGCTTCAGATTGGCGCCGGGGCCCCACTGGCTGGACACGAAGCGGTTTTCATCGCTGCGGGCCCTGACGTGGTGGTCGGCGTACTCGGTTACGGCGTTGAGCAGGCCCCAGGCGGTGCCAAACACACCGTCGTTCGTAGCGCCCATGCCCGAGCCGTTAAAGAGATCGAGCACCTTGCGATAGCCGCTGGACTCGCGGACCTTCTCGCCGTTGCCAAAGAGCTGGGCCACGAAATCGGCGGCTTGTTCTTCGTGCAGCTGCTTGTGAGCCAGTGATTCAGCGGCCTGACGGAACGCTGACCAGGCTGCCTCGTTCAGACCCATGAAATCCTTGACGGCGTCTGAGTCGAAGACCGAGCGGTGCGTGATCTTGACGGCCTCGGGAGCGTCCGAGATGGCCATGGCCAGGGTGTTTTTGCAGACCACCCGGACCGTCGTGCGGCGTGCCTCGGTGGACAGGCTGCCGTCGGCACTGGTCGACAGCAGCAGGTAACCGCCGACTTCGTCCTTGTTGGTCAGCGCCATTTGGCCAATCTTGGCCGTGGCCCAGAACCGCTTGCCGCCGTAGATCGTGCCGGCTGCGCTGAGGTCTAAGCCACCGACCTTGACGATCTCGCGGAAGAACTCGAGCACGTCGGCCGGCTGCACGACTTGGTACTTGTTGGACACAACACCGAGTGCAGCTTTAGTGTCGCTGCGAAACAACACATGCTGTTCGGGCAATTCGATGAGCGGCGCGTCAGCGTCGCGGTCGACGGCGTAGCGAACACGAGAGCGCTGGATGCGCCAGTCCATGCCAGCAGCAGCGCGCCATTCGTCAATCGAAGCATCGTCTTGCATGGCTTGGCCGAGGCCGTGCCAAGGCGTGCCGTCGGATTGAAGGTAGGCAAATTCAACGCGGCCGTCGGCGTGGGTGGTGAGTTCGTGTGACATGGTTTGATCTCCAGGTTTTTGCCCGTACTGGGGCGGGGGTGCAGGCTGTAATCGGCCGCCTGCTGCGCCGCCTAAACAAGCTCCAGAGAGGAACCTGCTTAGGTTTTTGCCGATTTGTCCTGTTAGGCGTCCGCCTCGGCTCCCGGCTTTTGGTCAGCTCCGGTCAGCTGTTGATAGTCATTCTATACATGTGATAGTTGATGTCAAGCGTCACTAACGAAAAACAACACAAAAAGGGGTTTTGATGTTTGGAAGAGGGTCTTCTGTTTTGCGAAACCCCCAAAAATTCCCGCAGGGTTTCCCGCAGTGTTTCCCATTTCCCATGTGGGAAACGAAACCGACGTTTTTGAGTTGAACTCAGCTTGTTGAAGTAATTCGATCCGAGCTGGCGGTAAAAAGCTTGTTTTTCGGCTGGTTTATTGCCTCTTGACTCGGCTGGCGTCTTCCCTGACAATCGAGCGAAGGGAAAATGCGTCTAGCAAAAACGTGTTTTTTCCACCTCGAAACCCCCGCAAAAAAGCCGCTCCCGAAGCGGCTTTTTGCTTTTCAGGAGCCGCCGATGCAGCGCATCACGATTGAGATTGACGACGAAGGGCGCGCCAGCGTCACGGCCGAGATGGATGGTGCCGAGCCCAAGATGATGGACTTTGAGAGTGCCGACGAGGCGCTCGAGGCCGTCGAGGGCATGTTGGAGCCCGAAGCTGAGCCGATGCCTGGCGAAGAGCCAGCGATGGCCGAAGAGCCCGACATGGAAGCCATGTGGAACGAAGAGGCTGCTGCGCGGCCGCGCAACCCCAACATGATGGCCTGATTGCACATCAGTTGCACAGAATCAGGCGCAACAGGCCTGCGAGCCTTGTGTTTGCTGGCTTCTAGGCTGTTAATTCGTGTCCTTGTTTAGGCACTAATTGATTTTCAACCGCGCCAGACGGCGCATGCAAGGAGGATTCACCATGCAGGACTACACGACTCAAATGTCGCGCAACACGTCGCGCGCGGTGGGCGAAAAGCTCAAGAGCGGCGCGGCCATTGGCGGCGGCGGCAACCAGACACAGGGCAAGGGCGAGCTGCCCAGCAAAGTCTCTGTGCCCATGCCTGGCACCAATGCGCCCAGCGCCAGCCAGGGCAAACCGGGCAGCAAGGTTAAGACGCCCCAGGGTTTTGGCGGCGGGATTATCCCCGGCAAGATCTGACGCCAGGTAACCCCGCTGCCTGGAATCACCAGGGCAGCGGATTACTTCACAAGGCGAAGCAACATGGCAAAAAGACAAACACGCCACAGCGTCACGGTCGACAGCAGTTTGAACGGCGACGCGCCCAGGATGGCCACGGTGCAGGACTTGATGGGCGCTAACCCGCCTGCGTCCGGTCGGTACATGGCCAAGCGCTCGACCAAGAATAAGGCTGTCGGCCCCAAGACGCCCCCAAAGATCAACCTCAAGGCCGTGGCCGAGGCGTTGATTGATGAAGGCCTGGACCCGGCCACCGAGATCGCGCGTGTGCTGCGCGGCCGCCCGATGCTGGACGATGACGGCAACCCGGTTATCGATCCTGTGACGGGCCACGAGCTCATGGAGCACATGATCGACGCCGAGACACGGCTGCGCACGTTGAACAGCTTGCTGGAGTTCACGCAGCCCAAGCTTAAGGCCGTCGAGGTCAAGATGTCGGGCAGCCTGGAGCTCACCGGCGAGCAGCTCGATCAGCGCCTGCAGATGCTGCTGGCAAAGGCGCAGAAATGAACCTCGCAGGCGTCAACCTGGCCGCGCTCACGGATGACGAGAAGCGGGAGCTCTACGAGCTGCTGCGTCTGAGGGACATCCGCGCCAAGCGCAACCGGCTGGCTGCCTACAAGCCCTACGCCAAGCAACAAGCCTTCCATGATGCCGGCTCAGAGTACCGCGAGCGGCTCTTCATGGCAGGCAACCAATTGGGCAAATGTAGATTGTCCACCAGCCTTATTCCACTGCCCGATGGGCGTGTCGCCACGATGGGAGAGTTATGGGAGGCCGGAAAACCATTTGAGGTATGGTCATGGGACGGCGAGCAGGTAGTGCGCGCCCCGGTCTCGCACTTAATCCGCAAGCCAGCCGAAGAGTGTGTGCGGGTGTATCTGGCCGACGGCACTACTTTTGAAGCCGCGCTCGGTCACCAGATTTTGACGCACGCCGGGTATTCGATGCTCGAACAGCTGCTCGCATGCGTTCCTTACCTTCCTCTGAATGGTTCGGGGTGCGCCCCGTCAGTTCATGTTTTAGGTGATCCGCATTTGACCCAAAGATCGCCAGGTTCTCACGCAAATTGTTCTGAGGGTTTCCGTCCATGTGATGCACCACTTCACGCCGATGAAGTGGTCGTCCTAGAGCTTTCGACATCACTAGCCGGTGCTCAGCCACGTAGCCTCGGCGCGTCGCCATTGGATGATCTGTGCCTGTCCAGACGTACCAATACCCCCCAATCAGCACTCGACCTCCCTTCCAATCTGGGTGCTCGGGTCCTGGCCTGGGGCCGGTCCGCTGCGTTTTTAGCCCGAGCCGCTTACAGGCGCGTTCGATTGCAGACAGGCAAACGCCAAATCGTTCAGCCGCTGCTCGCTGCGTCAGCTTCTCTTCTTCGATCGCTTGTCGCAGTGCTGCCGGGTCAAGGGTTGAGAAACGTCCGCGCATTGGTATCTCCGATCAGTGAGGGTAATCAGATCATAGCGTATATGCCGATTGGCCGCCATGAACTGTACGACATGACAGTGCCCGAGTTTTCCAACTACATTGCTGACGGTTTGGTGCATCACAACACCTGGGCTGGTGCCTACGAGCTCGCCATGCACGTCACCGGTCGCTACCCCGACTGGTGGACGGGCCGGCGCTTCCCGTACGCCAACCGCTGGATGGTGGGCTCCGAATCGGCCGAATTGACCAGGAAGGGCATACAGCGCCTGCTGGTAGGGCCGCCAGAGCTCAGAGACGAGTGGGGCACAGGCACCATCCCGCACGACGCCCTGCGCGATACCAGCATGAAGCAGGGCGTGCCAGACGCGGTCAGCTCGGTCGTGGTACGCCACGAGTGTGGCGAGGACTCGGTCATCCAGTTCAACAGCTATGACCAGGGCCGCACCAAGTGGCAGGCCGACACCGTCGATGGCGTGTGGTTCGACGAAGAACCACCGCTGCCCATCTACTCCGAAGGCCTGACCCGAACTAACGCCACGGGTGGCATGGTGTTTGTCACCTTCACCCCGCTCCTGGGGATGTCGGACGTGGTCAAGCGGTTCCTGCTCGATAAGCCAGACGGCACCCACGTCACCACCATGACGATCGAGGACGCCGAGCACTACACGGCCCAGGAACGCGCCGCGATCATTGCCAGCTACCCCGAGCACGAACGCGAAGCACGGGCCAAGGGCATCCCGATCATGGGGTCTGGCAGGGTCTTCCCGATCGTAGAGGACGGCATCAAGGTGGCGCCGTTTCCGATCCCGCCGCACTGGCCGCGCATCGTGGGCCTGGACTTTGGCATCGATCACCCCACGGCAGCCGTGTGGCTGGCCTGGGACCGCGATGCCGACGTGCTGTACGTGACCGACACCTACCGGGTCAAGGATCAATCGATCCTGATCCACGCAGCCAGTATCAAAGCGCGTGGCGACTGGGTCCCAGTTGCCTGGCCGCATGACGGTCTGCAGCGGGATAAAGGCTCGGGCGACCAGCTCATGCAGCAGTACAAGGCGCACGGCCTGAACATGCTCAAGGACCGTGCCACGTTTGACGATGGCACCAACGGCCTGGAAGCAGGACTGGCCGACATGCTCACCCGCATGCAGACGCAACGCCTAAGAGTGTTCAGCCATCTGAGCGACTGGTTCGAAGAGTTCCGGCTGTACCACCGCAAGGACGGGCTGGTGGTCAAGTTGACCGATGACTTGATGAGCGCCACGCGGTACGCGCTGATGATGCGCCGCTTTGCCAAGACGCAGGAAGAAGCCGAAGTGCGCATACGCAGCGTGCGCAGCGCCCCCGTTGTGCCGTTTGGCGTGTTCGACCCCATCACTGGATATTGACAGGGATAGATGATGCAAGACACCGAAATCGAAGTTTCCGTCGAGGTCCTGGACCCCGAGGCCGAGCGCCAGCGCGCCGAGGAAAAGCTGCAGGCGTTTGGCCACAGCATGGCCCAGCAGCGCGACGAGTGGATACGCAGTCGTTACAGCTATGGCGTGGATAAGCGCTGGCTGGAGGACGAGGACCAGTACAACGCCCGCGACAACGTCAGCAAGGCTGCCAGCCAGATGATGACGTCTGTCGAGCAGGGTTACCCGGTCACCACGCAGCACGCCAAGCCGCACCGCTCAACGGTGTTCATTGGCATGACGCGGCAGAAGACCAATGCCGCCGAGGCGCGCGTGGCCGACATCCTGCTGCCGACAGACGACAGGAACTGGGGCATTCAGCCTACGCCAGATCCCTACCTGTTGAACATGGCCCGCGACGACCGCCCAGCTGACATGGGCATGCTGCGCCAACAGCAGCAAGCCGGCATGGGTATGCAGCCGATGATGCCGCCAGCCCCTGGCCAGATGGCGCCAAGCATGGCGCAGGCTGCCGCTCAGATGCCCATGCAGGGCACGGCACCCATGGGGCAACCCGCCCCCATGCCTGGCATGGCTGCTGGCGCCATGCCGCCGCAGCCGCAACCTGGCCAGCCCATGATGGGCCAGCAGGGTCAGCCGATGCGCATGAAAGACGTAGCGCGCGCAGTCATGGAGATGGCGCAGAAGAAAGCGCACGCCATGCAAAACGAGATTGATGATCAGCTGATCGAGTGCGACTACAACAGCGAGTTGCGCAAGGTGATCCACGACGCTGCCGTGTTGGGCACGGGCGTGATTAAAGGCCCAATTGTCACCAACCGTACAAGGCGGGCCTGGCAGCCGTACACGGACATGCAAGGCAACCAGGTCCACGAAATCATCATCGTTGACGAGATCAGCCCGGCGTCGTTTCGGGTTGACCCGCGCAACGTCTGGCCAGATCCAGGTTGTGGCGAGAACATCCACAACGGTAAGGGCATCTACGAGCGCGAACAGTTAACGCCGCGCCAAGTGCGCGACCTAGCCAAGCAGCCCGGGTACATGAAGTCGCAGCTGCGCCGCGTGCTGGAAGAGGGGCCCAAGAAGTCAGCCACCTTCCAGGAGTTGAAAGACGAGGATCAGCGCGATGTGGCCCGTGACGTCTACGAGATGTGGACGTACTGGGGCGAGGTCGACCACGAAGACCTAGAAGCCGCTGGCGTGGAAGTCGGCGAGAAGGACGAGCTGCGCAGCATCTCTGCTTGCGTGGTGATGATCAACAACACGGTCGTCAAAGCCTTCATGAACCCGCTGGACGATGGCGGCATCCCGTACGACTTCTACGTCTGGGAAAAGGTCGCTGGCAGCTGCTGGGGCTATGGCATTCCCTACCTCATGCGCGCCCAGCAGAAGGTGCTAAACGCTGCCTGGCGTCAGATGATGGACAACGCAGGCGTCTCGAGCGGTCCGCAGATTGTGATCAAGCCCAGCGTCATTCAGCCTGCAGACAAGCAATGGCAGCTCTCAAGTCGCAAGATCTGGTACGCCACCGACGACATGGACGATGTGCGCAAAGCCTTTGCGACGTTTGAGTTCAACAGCCACCAGGCAGAGCTTGCCGGCATCATCAAGATGGCCACCGAGCTGGCAGACGCCGAGACTGGCGTGCCCACGAT